CAGCAAAAGAAATGTTAGACAGTAGGTGGGCATCTCAAGTAAAAGGCAGAGCCACTAAGTTAGCTAACGCTATGCATAATGGAGAATTTTAGATGTCATCTAACACCCCTATTAAAGTTAAAACAATGAAAAGTGGTGGCAAAGGTATGTTTAGAGGTAATACATATTTAGGTAGGCCACAATCTAATAAAAAAGATAAAGATAAGGGTGTGATATATAAACTAGAAAGATTGTATGACAAAGCCAAAGATGTTGCGGCTAGTACAGGTGAAACTATAACAGAGGCTTTTGAAAGACTAAAAAAAGCTGCAGGTTTTAATGAAGGTGGTATGCCAAGTAAAAGAATAGGGTCTATAGACTACCGTAAAGGTGGTATGGTTATGCGTACAACAGATAATAGAAAAAACAAAACATGACACGACAACTTACCGATAAACAACAGACACTACTCAACGTACTCTTTGAAGAAGCTGGCGGTGATTTGGTGCAAGCAAAGAAACTGGCAGGATATGCTGACACTTCTAGTACTTCAGAAATTGTTAAAGGTCTTAAAGAAGAGATACTTGAGGCTACTCAAATGTACATGGCACGTAATGCGCCGAAAGCAGCGATGGCTATGGTAGGTGGGTTGTATGACCCAACTGAACTAGGTATACGTGACAAGATGGCTGCAGCTAAAGAACTACTTGACCGCACAGGTTTGGTTAAGACTGAGAAGATGCACGTAGAAGCATCAGGTGGTGTCATGCTTATGCCACCTAAAGCAATTGTAGAGGATGATGACTGATGGGCGTTACAAAAATACTTGAAGGTTTGAACGAAGGAAGAAAACTTCTTGCAAAACAATTAGCTAAAAAGGACGCTGCTAAGTTAAAGAAAAAACCTACTACTGAAACAGAAAGAGCAGCTAAGAAAAAACACCATCATGCTGCTTCTGTTAAAGCATTAGCTAAACAACAAGCAAAGATAAAAGAATTAGCTATGGAAGAAGGCATAAAAGTAAAAACGTACAAAGAAAAGTTTGCAGATTCGCCACCTATGAAAAAACTAGTAGAACTACAAAAACAAAACACTACAATAAAAGATAAAACATTTTCACGTGGTGGTAGTGTTGTTGATTATCGCAAAGGTGGCATGGTTATTTCAACAGTAGACAACCGTAAAAACAAATGACACGCAGCATAGGCAAGTGGAAGCTACCGCAGCCAACAGATATTAAAGAACAGAACGAGTGGGTAGCTATACCACGTATTGCACGTACAGTACCATTCGGATATAAACAGGATGAAGCAGACCCCGACCTTCTGCAACCTATACAGATTGAATTAGATTTACTTGAGAAGGCACGTAGCCACGTAAATCAATACAGTTATCGTGAAGTAGCAAACTGGCTCAGTGCGCAGACAGGNCGNTACATATCCCATGTAGGGTTAAGGAAAAGGTTAGCTAATGAGCGAAGACGTAAGAACCAAGCTACAAGCATCCGCAAGTGGGCAGAATATGCGGAAAAGGCAATCGCCAAAGCGAAAGCCCTTGAAGAAGAAAGAACAGGCTCCAGAGCCAACGGTTGAGATACAACCGATAGAGTATGAAACACAGGCTATAGAAGAAACAGCTAACGTACTCTTTAAACCCAACAAAGGCCCACAGACAGATTTCTTGGCTGCATCAGAAAGAGAAGTACTATATGGTGGAAGTGCTGGCGGTGGTAAATCCTATGCTATGTTATCTGACCCATTACGCTACATGGGGCATCCCGCATTTAGTGGGTTGCTTTTGCGACATACTACAGAAGAGTTAAGAGAACTCGTATTCAAGTCGCAGGAGTTATACCCAAAAATCTGGCCCGGTATTAAGTGGTCAGAAAGAAAGATGCAGTGGACTGCGCCATCTGGTGCAAGGTTGTGGATGTCTTATCTTGATAGAGATGATGATGTCTTGCGTTATCAGGGTCTAGCGTTTAGCTGGATAGGGTTTGACGAGTTAACACAATGGTCCACACCATACGCATGGAATTATATGCGGTCTCGTCTAAGGTCCACTGCAGCAGATTTGCCAATTTATATGAGGGCTACGACCAACCCCGGCGGCAGAGGTCATCATTGGGTTAAGAAGATGTTCATTGACCCTTCGCCTTACAACAGAGCCTACGATGCAACCGATATTGAAACAGGAGAAGTTCTTAGATACCCAGCAGGACACGCAAAGGCTGGAAGACCTTTATACAAAAGAAGATTTATACCCGCAAGACTTTCTGATAATCCATACCTTGCGGAATCGGGTGACTACGAAGCCATGCTTCTCTCCATGCCAGAGCAACAACGAAGNCAGCTTTTGGACGGGGATTGGGACATCAAAGAAGGCGCNGCTTTTACTGAGTTTGACCGCAACATTCANGTTATTGAGCCTTTTGATATTCCTAGTAATTGGGTTAAGTTTAGGGCTTGCGATTACGGTTACGGCAGCAAGTCTGGCGTTGTCTGGTTTGCTGTTGCACCTAATGAACAACTTGTGGTATATAGAGAACTCTACGTATCTAAAGTCCTTGCCACAGATTTGGCAGATATGATATTGGATGTAGAGGCTGGTGATGGAAATATTAAGTATGGTGTTTTGGACAGTTCTCTTTGGCACAAGCGTGGTGACACTGGCCCTTCTCTTGCTGAACAAATGATTATGAAAGGCTGTCGTTGGAGACCCTCTGACAGAAGCCGTGGTAGTCGTATATCAGGTAAGAACGAAATACATAGGCGTTTACAGGTAGACGAATTTACAGAGGAGCCAAGACTTGTTTTCTTTAATTCTTGCACAAATACCATCTCACAGTTACCCGCCATACCGCTGGACAAGAAAAACCCGGAAGACGTGGATACAAATGCTGAAGACCACTTGTATGATGCGTTAAGGTATGGTATAATGAGCAGACCGCGATTTAGTATATTTGACTATGACGCTCGTGGTGGGCCTAGAAATAGTATGCCAGTAGCAGACGCAACATTCGGATATTAAGGATACATTATGAACGAAGATGATATGATGATTGAAGACGATGCAATTGCATTGGAAGATACAGATGATACTATAGTAGAAGATGCTGACGTATCCTCTATTATTCCTTTTATTATTGGTCGTTATAAGCGTTCTGAAGATTATCGTGACCAAGATGAAACTCGTTGGCTACGTGCGTATCGTAATTATCGGGGATTGTATAGTAGTGATGTACAGTTTACTGAAGCTGAGAAGTCTCGCGTATTTATTAAAGTAACTAAGACTAAGACACTAGCAGCATACGGTCAGATTACAGATGTACTGTTTGCTAATAATAAGTTTCCTCTGTCTATTGACCCTACAGGATTACCTGAAGGTGTAGTAGAGGATGTACACTTTGACCCGCAAGAGCCAGAGCAGATGAAGACTGACCAGAATGTTAGTCCTTATGGTTTTGCTGGTGACGGTAGAGATTTAGAGCCGGGTTCTACTGCAGCATCATTGACTGAAAAGTTAGGTGTAATGCAGAACAGACTTGAGCCAGTACAGGATAAACTAAAAGAAGGTCCGGGTAAAACACCTACAGCTATTGCATTTAGTCCAGCTATGATTGCAGCTAAGAAGATGCAAAAGAAAATACATGACCAGCTAGATGAATCGGGTGCAGGTAAATACCTACGTAATGCTGCATTTGAGATGGCTTTGTTTGGTACAGGTGTTATGAAAGGCCCATTTGCTGTAGACAAAGAATATGCTAATTGGGATGATGAGGGTAACTATGACCCACTATTTAAAACTGTACCACAAGTATCTCATGTATCGGTTTGGAATTTTTATCCTGACCCAGATGCAAACAACATGGACGAAGCGCAGTATGTAATTGAAAGACACAAGATGTCTCGCACACAATTGCGTAATCTAAAGAAGCGTCCATACTTTCGTTCACAAGTTATTGATGCTGCTATTGAGCAGGGAGAAAACTACGACAAGAAGTATTGGGAAGATGACCTATCTGACTATGCACCAGAGACTAGCATTGAACGCTACGAAGTTCTTGAGTATTGGGGCATGGTTGATATTGAAATGCTTGAAGAGCAAGAAATTGATATACCTAAAGAACTAAAAGAGTTTGATGAACTACAGGCAAATGTGTGGGTATGTAATGGTATGCTACTGCGTATGGTACTTAATCCATTTAAGCCTAGCAAAATTCCTTACCATGCTGCACCGTATGAACTAAACCCATACTCATTCTTTGGTGTAGGTATCGCTGAGAACATGGACGATACGCAGACATTGATGAATGGCTTTATGCGTATGGCTGTAGACAACGCCGTACTGTCAGGTAACTTGATTGTAGAAGTAGATGAAACCAATCTAGTACCGGGCCAAGACTTGTCATTGTATCCGGGCAAGATATTCCGTAGGCAGGGTGGCGCACCGGGTCAGGCTATCTTTGGCACTAAGTTTCCTAACGTATCACAAGAGAACATGATGCTGTTTGATAAGGCACGTGTACTGGCAGATGAAAGCACAGGCTTCCCATCCTTTGCGCATGGACAAACAGGTGTATCAGGCGTAGGCCGTACAGCCTCTGGTATCTCTATGCTTATGGGTGCAGCACAAGGCAGCACTAAAACAGTTATTAAGAATGTAGATGACTATCTTCTGCGTCCACTAGGCGAAGGAC